AGTTCAATATTCTCTACATTATCAGGAGATATATCAGTTACAGATGCGGGTGTTGCAACAGTAACAGGTGCTGTAACAAATGCAGCATTAACCGATGGAACAGGTATTGCAGATTTTACATTTAATGGATCAGGTGCCGTACAGATTTCAACAGACGATAGTGCTATTGTTCACGATGATTTAAGTGGATTCGTAGCAAATGAACACATTGATCACTCAGGTGTTTCAATAACTGCGGGGGCAGGTTTAACGGGTGGTGGTACAATAGCTGCTACTAGAACTTTAAATGTTGATTCAGGTTCAATGAATGCCTTTTTCTCAAGTTCAGCATTTAGTCAAGTTAGTGGAGATGCTACAATTGCGTCAACTGGTGTTTTAACCTTAGGAACTGTAGGAGCAAACCATATTACCGAAATCTCAAATTTAACTGCTGGAGAAGGTGCTCAATTAGAAAATATTAATTCAGTTACTATTAGTAATACACAATGGGGGTATGTAGGGGCTTTAGATCAATCATTAACTACAACTTCTAACGTTGATTTTAATAATGTATCAGTTGCTGGAAACTTAGATGTACAGGGTACTGTAACAACACTTAATACTACAAATTTAAATGTTGAAGATCAGTTTTTACTACTTAATTCAGGATCCAATTCAAAAGATGTGGGTATTGTATTTGGTGGTACAGGTGGTACTAGCCAACAAGGTAAAGCACTTGTTTGGGATTATAGTTACAAAAGTAATGATGGTAGGTTAGCAATATCTACAACAGATGTAGCATGGAATGCAACCGCTAATTTTGGTGCTGGTACAGCAGGATACTATGTAGGAGGTGTATTTTTAGGAAGCGAAGCAGATGCCGCAACCGCAAAAGCTGATCACTCAGGTAATATTAGAGTTGAATCAGATGAAATTTACATTTATGTAGAATAGATAAATGTTAAAAAAAATAATAAATAAGGTTATGTTTAATCACAGTAAATTAAAAGTAAAAAATCAAAAAAAGGAATTATTAGATATTCCAGAAGATCAAATATCGCTATCTCTGTCAAAAGACGAGATAGCGATTTTACTTCAATCAATAAAAAATTCAAACTTCAGTGGCTCTGTACTAGAGGAGTTATACAATCTTGTATATAAATTACAAACAAGCTATAATAAACTAAAATAAAATTAAAGTTATGTACACACCAGAAGAATGGAACGTTATACGTCAAGGTCTTGACTTAATAACAATTACAGGAAAAGATGCTAAAAAATTAGCTACATTACAAGTTAAAGTAGAAAAAGATTTTCATAAATCTGAAGTTAAAAAACAAAAAGACTTAGAAAAAACTGTAAAAAGAGAAACAGAAAAAACTAAGAAATAAATTTTTTTATATATTTATAACAAATTATAGGCCCTTCATTGGGAAGTGGGCTCGCAGTGAGTAACCAACCATAATAAAATAGAAATATGCCAAATTGGAAAAAAGTTATAGTCAGTGGATCTAACGCTGTCTTAAATGAAATATCAGCAGGATCTCACATAACAGCCTCAGGTAATATAAGTGCAAGTGGAAATATATATGCAAATCGATATTATTTAGAAAATAATATAGCATTAAGTGTTGATGGTACAACTCTTGGATTTGATGGTGGTGGGCAGTTTTTATCATATCAATATGGTAGAACTGGTATAGATTCAAAACCCCACACTTTTAATGGAATCATAACAGCATCAGGAGATATAAGTTCAAGTGGAACAATTATAGCTAATAAATTAGAAGCAGCCTCAGTTTCAGATACACTAGCAGCAGCAATTATTGCAGAAATTGATAATGATGAAATCCCAATTGCTAAATTAGCAGAAGATGCAGTAACAGTAACAGCAGGTACTAACTTATCTAATGGTGGTACAGTAACTTTAGGTGGATCAATAACACTTAATGTAGACGATGCTTTTCTTAAAAACGATGCAGATGATACAACTTCAGGTACTATTACATCAGCTGGTCTTATAGCCACAAAAGACACTGACGGGGGAAATACTACAATACAAATTATAAATTCTAATACAGATGGTGGTGAAGATAAAGGGGCTGGTATTGAATTTAAACACGGTAGTGCCCTTGGAGCTTTATCGGGTAATCAAAGGGCTGGTAAAATTCTTGCTACAAAAGCATCCGGTTATCAAGGATCTACAACAACTATTGATTCAAATTTAGAATTTTACACAGCAAATAATGATACTGATACATTACAGTTAAAAATAGACAATACAGGTTTAGCAGAATTTACTGGTAATATAAGTGCAAGTGGGGCTTCTACAGGTTCATTAGGTAGAGTTGAAGCAGATTCTTTTAGTAAAACAATAGTTACTAGTCATCATAACATGTCGTTAGATGGTAATAGCGCTACAGTTGATTATTATATCCCTATTAACTCTCTAGCAGATGGTAGTAACTCTTCTTTGTATTATACTAGGATACTACCCGCGTATAATGGTAGAGTACTTAAAATATTATTTAGACCATCTGTAGCTATGGGCAGTAGCTGTATAATATATATGTCTAGAAGAGCCCACGATGGAACATCTGTATCACATCAAACATCTGGTTTTCAAGCCTCTGAAACCTTTGATGGATCAGCCCTAAGTACAGTTATAGTACCTTGTGCCCAGGGGGGTGCTAATGCCGCAAATTGGGTATTTGAAGAAGGTGATCAATTAGGTTTTTCTTTAGTTAAAGATACAACAGGGACAACAACAGATTTAGTAATGACAGTAGTATATGAATATGATATAATATAAAATTATGGCGTTAGGAGATAGAAAAATAGCAGAAGTTTTTAATAAACGAACAGGAGGTAGCGCGGATGCTCGATCTATTACAGATTCAAAAGAACTTGAAATAAAAGCTGAATATGATGCAGGTGTTCATATTGCGGATGAAGGTATGTTTAATACTATATCACCCGCATTATACGCTATTCAAAAATTAAGTGAAGATATAGATGAAATAAGAAGACACGTTTCATCTGATATAAATGGTATATCAACTTCTCAAGCAAATGCAATAACAGCAAATACTGCTAAGACAGGAATATCAACTTCTCAAGCAAGTGCAATAACAGCTAACACAAGTAAAAGAGATGCCCAATACATTTACATACCTATTGTTTGTAACTTTTATGGTGATTTAACAACAGGTGAATATCATGTACCCTTTTCTGATGGTGAAACTGAGTCTACATCTACTACAAACAGAAGAAATCAATTTGTAGCTCCATGTGATGGTAATTTTCATAAAGTAATTATCAGAAGTAATAATAGTACTTTAGAAAGAGGAGCTCAAACAGACCTTACTATTAAATCTAAAAAAGTAGCAGGAGGTACTGCTAGTGTTACTACACTTGAAACAAAAGTTATACAAACAGCCGCTGCTGAAACAGCAATGTCAACCACATTTAATAGTACTAACTCAGCTTTTAGTGAAGGTGATAGACTACTTTTATCTTTAAATTTTAATAGAGGTGTACCCAGAGGAAGCAAATCATTCTTTGTAACAGTAGTATTTAGAATAGATCAAGCAGATTTAGATTAAATATTCTAATATTATCTTATATTTATTAGTGTATGAGTATTAAGATAAAAAATAGAGATCCTAAAACCACAGATTTTTCTCCTAAAGACATTGTAGTTAATGTTAAAGATGGTACTTTATTCTATAAATCAGATAAAGCCTTATTTAAACTACAAGGAGATAATCTAAATACCCCCACCACAGAAAATCCTTCTGAATCCCCAATTAATATAACGGCACTTTCGGGAGCATTTCAGTATATAACCGCTTCTGTAATTGATGTAGATGCTACTACTATTAGATTTGGTGGTGTCCCCTTTTCCCAAACAGATGTCCAAACAGTTCAATCAGGATCTTTTCGAACTAGTCTTACATCATCAAATGATATAAGTGCAAGTGGAACAGTTACTGGCAGAACAGGTTCATTTGGTTTTTTAAATATAGAAACTTTAAATTTAGAAACAATAAATGGTGGGTCTTTCTAACTTGCATATATGTATATCCGATAATAAATAAAATAAAGTTATGGCAGTAAAAAAACCCACAGTTCCTTCACCTAAAGATATAAAAACATCTACTAAATCTTTTACCCCTGAAGAAATTTCAAGTATTAATCAATTAAGACAAGCTATTGAAACAGCTACCTATCAATTTGGTCAAATTAAAATTAATCAAATTAAACTAGATGAGCAAGAAGATATATTAAAAAAACAATTATCTTCTTTAGAAAACCAAGAAAAAGAACTAGCTCAACAATTAACAAGTAAGTATGGTAAAGGTAGTATAGATTTAGATACTGGAACATTTACCCCAACAGAATAATTTTTTAATCTTTCTTATATATTTATAGGTGATTAGGTTTATAGCTTAATCGCCTATCTTGGTTTGGTTTGCGATTTTTTTTCATATTTATACGGGACCAACCAAGGATATAACATAATAAACAATATATAAGATGGCAGAACAAATTATTTCACCAGGTGTTTTTACAAGAGAAAACGACCTTTCATTCTTACCTCAAGGAGTAGGCGCAATAGGCGCAGCAATTGTTGGACCAACAGTAAAAGGCCCAGCATTTGTACCAACAGTAGTAAGAAGTTTCGCAGAATTTGAAAGAAGATTCGGACCTTTAAGTTCAGATACATACGTTCCACAAACAGTTAGAGAATACTTAAAAAACGCAGGATCAGTTACTGTATGTAGAGTACTAGGTGGTGGAGGTTATACTTACACTAATGCTAGTAGTGGTATTGTAGCAGTAGGTGTTTCGGGTTCAGGTGGTTCAAATGTTTTAGTAGGAGCAATTTTTCCTTCTAAAAATGCTGCAACTCCTGGATTAGATACAACAAAATTTAGTGGTGGTGGAGTAGAAGGTCCATTTGGTGCTACTCTTAGTTCTAGTTTCAACTTAGAACTCTCTGGTAATAACGTTACTACAACAGATATATCTGCTTCTCTTAACCCAAACAATTCTGATTACTTATTTAAACAATTAGGTTCTTCACCAAATAATAGTTTAAGTGCAGCTAATACTTATGCTGGAACCCCTGGTTACACATACATTGAATTTAAAAATCTATTAACAACTATTAATGGAACAGGTAGTGGTGTATATGATGCAGATGCTGCAGGTGGTGTAGGAAGTGGTTCATACGCTTTCTTTATTACTCAATCAAGTGCTATGGCATTTAGTGGTGGAATTAGTGCTACTGAAGGATATGGTTACGCTTCTACTCCTTATATTACATCAGGATTTTTAGATGCAAATAACGTTTTACCAAAAACAACTACAAAAGATTTATTTAGATTCCATACTTTAGATCATGGTAAATCAGTTGCTAAAGATTATAAAATTTCTATTAGCAATATAAAAGATCCAGGAACTATTGATGGGGTTGAACAATATACTACTTTCACAGTAACAATAAGAAAAGCAGATGATAAAGATAAATCACCTGTTGTTTTAGAAACATTTAATAATTGTAATTTAGATCCAAACTCACCACGATATATTTCAAGAGTAATTGGAGATAGATACCCACAATATAATGAAACTTTAGATAAAGTAGAGCTATTAGGAAACTACCCTAACATTTCACAACATGTTAGAGTAGAAACAGGAATAGAAGTAGACGCAAGAGCTCTCTCACCAAAATTATCACCTAAAGGATTTAATGCTGTTTTAAATCCAATTACTACAGCTTCTTTAGATACTGCTATGTTAGGTGGATTTACTTTCCCTTCGGCATCTTATGAAGGAGTACAACAAGTAGGAACAGATAATACTTATAGTTCAAGAGGATTTTTAGGGTTTAAATTTGCTGACAAAGAATCAGATAACTTAAATTTCTTACTTCCAACTCCTGATAGTGCTGAATCAAACATATCAGGTAAATTTAATGTTGAAAATTATTCAGGCCACCCAAGTTCCTCATTATGGTTAGGTTCATTAAGTGCCTCAATTGATCCAACAGCAGCAAATGGACCAACAAATAACCAACTTAAATTCTCAGTACCCTTCCAAGGTGGTGATGATGGTATAGCTCCACACCAAATTATAAACATAGGAGATCAGATATCAGCTACTAACCTATATGGTTTTAACTTAAATGGAACTAATACTGCTGGATTTAAAGCATATAAAAAAGCATTAGATATACTTTCAAATCAAGACGAATACGATATTAATATGTTAGCTATGCCTGGTGTTATTCACTCATTACATCCAGCAACTACAAATGCAGCAATTGATATGGTAGAAACTAGAGGAGATGCATTCTTTGTAATGGATGGTAGTTCAGTAAATTCTTCAGTAAACACAGCTGTAAACGACATAAATGGTTTAGATACCAACTACGCTGGAGTTTATTATCCATGGGTTAAAGTACTAGATTCTTCCATTAATAAGCCAATATTAGTACCACCATCAGTAATAGTACCAGGAGCAATAGCTGCCTCAGATAGAATTGGAGCAGAATGGTTTGCACCAGCAGGTCTAAATAGAGGTGTACTAGGAAATGTATTAGAAGCTAAAATTAGATTAAGTCAAGCTGAAAGAGATACATTATATGATGCTAAAGTGAATCCAATAGCAACATTCCCACAAACAGGAGTTTGTATTTGGGGTCAGAAAACGCTACAAGAAAGAGCAACAGCATTAGATAGAATTAATGTTAGAAGATTGTTAATTACTCTTAAGAAATTTATTGCAAGTTCTTCTAAATTCTTAGTATTTGAACAAAATACAATTCAAACTAGAAATAGATTCTTAAATATTGTTAATCCTTATTTAGAATCGGTACAACAACAACAAGGATTATTTGCCTTTAGAGTACAAATGGATGACAGTAATAATACACCTGATGTAATTGATAGAAATCAATTAGTAGGTGCAATTTATTTACAACCAACTAAAACGGCAGAATTTATAGTACTTGACTTTAATATTTTACCAACAGGAGCGTCATTCCCAGCGTAAAAAAGGAAAAAAATTATATTTATAATAGAACAATAAAATAACATAAAAAAAATGGCAATATTAGACTCAACACAAATGATGTTCACAGCATTCGAACCTAAATTACAAAATAGGTTTCTGATGGATATTGATGGAATTCCAGCATATTTAATTAAAAAAATTGATAGACCAAGCTACAGTGCAAATAATGTAACTCTTGATCACATCAATACAAAAAGAAAAATTAAAGGAAAATCAGTTTGGAATCCTATAAATTGTGAATTATACGATCCAGTAACACCTTCAGGTGGTCAAGCCGTAATGGAGTGGGTTCGTTTAGGACATGAGTCAGTTACAGGTAGAGATGGTTATTCTGATTTTTATAAAAAAGAAATCCGTATCCAAACATTAGGACCCGTAGGTGATATTGTTGAAGAATGGATCTTAAAAGGTGCTTATTGTACAGTTGCAAACTTTGGTTCTATGGATTGGTCATCAGATGCACCTGCAAATATTTCAATAACAATAGAAATGGATTATGCTATTTTAAATTTCTAATATTTTATTTATATTAAAGAAAAAGCGCCTTTTTGGCGCTTTTCTTATCTCTACATATATGTATATCCGAACTAGTTTTAATTAAATAACGTTATGGAACAATCAAACAACCAATTTCCTGCTGAGGAAGTTACATTACCCTCAAAAGGTTTACTTTACCCAGAAGGATCCCCCTTAAAAAGTGGAATTATTGAAATGAAATATATGACCGCTAAAGAAGAAGATATCCTTACTAACCAAAATCTTATAGCTAATGGTACTGTAATTGATAAATTACTTCAATCACTAATAGTTTCTCCTATTAATTATAATAATTTATTAGTAGGTGATAAAAATGCTATATTAGTTGCAGCTCGTATTTTAGGTTATGGAGCTAATTATTCATTCACACAAGATGGAGTAGAACATACAGTAGATTTATCAGAGTTAAAAGACAAATTTTTAGATGAATCTCTAGTTACAGATAGTAAAAATGAATTTAGTTTTACTTTACCTACATCTAAAAAAGAAATTACTTTTAAACTTTTAACTCATGAAGATGAGAAAAATATTGATAGAGAAATTAAAGGTCTTCAAAAAATTAATTCTAAAGGTAATTTTTCTTCAACTACAAATTTAAAGTATACAATACTTTCAGTTGATGGTGATTATGAAAAGAAAACTATTAGAAATTTTGTTGATACTCAATTATTAGCAAGAGATGCAAGAGAATTAAGAAAATATATTGAAAAAATCCAACCCAATACTAATTTAGTATATGATTACGAAGATAGTAATGGTAATATAGTTGAAAGAGCTATCCCTGTTGGTATTAACTTTTTTTGGCCTGACGCCTCAGTATAAATCTATTTTATTTAGTCAAATACATGATCTAGTGTACCATGGTGGTGGTGGATTTATACACTCGGATGTTTATAATATGCCTATTTGGCTACGTAGATTTCACATAAGTAAAATTAATGATTGGTTAGCTAAACAAAAAGAAGAAGGAGAAAAAGCCCAAAAACAAAATTCACCCTCCTCTGGTAAACCCCAAGGACCTAATATTAACCCATCATCAACTTATAGTTTTAAAAAGTAAAAGGTATCATAGATACCTTTCTTTTTTTATATTTATTACCGAATAATTTTATAATATGTTAAAAAACTATCCATATAGAGATCAAGACGCTGGTAATCCAGGTGCTGGTAGTCCAGGTGGGGATAATTCTAAACGTTTAGCCCAAATAAACCAAGAAAGGGAAGCACTTGAGATGAATGCTCAAGCAATGAGAAAATATAATGAGATAGGTAAACAAACATATAGTGAAATTAACGATTTATCTAAACGTTTTTCTGAAATGGCTTCTGATGAAGCATTTGCCCTAGAAAAATCTAGTTCTCAATTAAGAAGTAGACAAGATCTTTTAGCAGCAGCCGCTAAAAATGAAAGAATAAATTTTGATTTAAGAACTAAAGCTGAAGAATTTGCGGGTACTGCCCAAGAAAAATACTATAGAGGATTAATTAAACGTAATGAAACTGAAGCTAAAGGTATTCAAGATCAAATTCAAGCTAGAGACAAGTTAAATAAAAAAATGGGGATCTTTGATGATCTCTTAAGAGCAGCAAATAAACTTCCAATTGTAGGAGAATTAGGAGTAGCTCAAGAAGCACTATCAGCAATGGAAACTACTACTCTTGAAACAGGAAGTAGTATTAGAGGTATGGGGGCAGCTACTAAAGTATTTGGTAATGCTTTAAGACAAGCAGGTCCCGCTATTATATTTGCTAAGGCATTAGACGCCATGATAGATTTTAGCAAAGCTATTACTCAAGCAGGTAAAGAATTAGGGGTTAGTAGAAAAGAAGCTACAGAATTTGGCAGACAAATGCAATTTGCAGCATTTCAATCAGGTGATGTATTAGCTACTTCCTTAAAATTATTAGAAGTTAATAGTAAATTAAATGCTATAAGAGGAACAGCTGTCAAGTTCACAACCCAACAATTAGTAGAATCAAACAGATTATTAGAAGCCTCAGTTCTAACAGCAGATGCAGCAGGAAGATTTTCTCAATTAGCTAATATAGGTGGAATGTCAATTAGAGAAACCACTAAAGCAGCAATAGCGGGTGCTGTAGCTGCAGAACGTGAGGGTGGTGTTCGACTTAATTTAAAATCTATATTAGAAGGAACAGCTGCCGTAACAGGACAGGTTGCAGCTAATTTAGGGGGTAATCCTGAAAAAATAGCCAAAGCAATAGCATTAGCTAAGCAATTTGGTATGGAATTAAAAAATTTAACTTCTACATCTGAATCTTTATTAAATTTTCAATCATCCATAGAAGCCGAACTCCAAGCAGAATTATTTACAGGTAAACAAATAAATTTAGAAAGAGCTAGGTTAGCTGCTTTAACGGGTGATTATGAAACTTTAACCCGAGAAGTTAACAAAAATGTAGGTAGTTTTTATGAATTTAGTCAATTAAATGTCTTAGCCCAAAAACAACAAGCATTGGCCTTTGGTATGACTGCAGATCAAATGTCTGAAATGTTACTAAAACAAGCAGATTTAGCAACTTTAAAACAAAGAGCTAGAGATGAAGATAATGAAGCACTTTTAACAAACCTAGAACAATTAGATGTTCAACAACGATTAGCTGTATCAATGGAAAAACTATCAAAAATTGCAGCAGATGTACTAACTGTGTTAATGCCCGCAATAGAAGGTTTTGCTGATCTTATAGTAATGATAGCTTCAAATAAAATGCTAGCGGGTGCTGTAATGGGTGGATTAGGAGGATTTTTAGTAGGAGGTCCTTATGGTGCTTTAATAGGAGCAGTTGGGGGTGGTGCATTTGGTGCTATGAGTGGTGGGGCAACAGTACAAGATGGTGTTGCGCCCCCAGGATCAGGACCATTTACTATTAAAGATAAATTTGGTGCTACTACAATAACAGCAGCAGGAGATGGTTTAGCAGTTTCACCTAATATAAACACACAAGGTGGAGCAGGAGGTAATGCTGATATGGGTGAAACAAATGAATTATTAAAAACTTTAATAAAAACAAGTAAAGAAAATAAAACTCTTTCTTTTAATAGTTTTGACGCACCTAAATTAGATAGTATAATAAAAACAACAGAAACTAAGTTTTCTTAATATATTTATAATAAACAATTAAAATTAACAACTATGGCTTTAAAAGATAAAAAATCACTTTATGACCGAAATACTAAAAATGTATTAGGCGACACAGTAGGTACAGAATTACCATCAGATGGAACTTATTTCCAAGCAGATGGTAATACAGTTTCTCCTTTTGGTGTAGAAAGAGGTCTTAAATCAGATCAAATGGTAGAATTATTAAACAAAAATATCAACACCTCTACGGGTAACACGTATATATCTTCTAATTTAGATAGACCTGGTGTAGATGTAGATAGATCACCACAAAAATACGAAGATAGATTACCATCATAGCATAATATGTCATTACTTAATCTACTTACTAACTCTAATTTAAGAGCAGATTCTAATATTACTTTTATATCTAAAGGTATAGAAACTAATCTTAATAAATCACCTTTTCATTTAAAAAGGGTGGAATGGGATATTACTGATTCTAAAGCAGATCCCGTTTATTTATTGGGAGAGTCTCATGAGGGTAATAGTATAGTAGATGGTTTAGGAATAGCAAGAGGAGGTTTTAAAGTTGCTATGGATAGAAGAAAAATAGATTTTGAAAGAATCTCTAAATTTTTATATAACTCACCTCAAGGTACTAATTTTTTAATTAGACAAACAGGGTTACAACAATTAAATAAACAAGACAACCAAAGAATTTTTAATGGTGGTGTTAATATGCTAGCTCAAATAGCGGCATCAGGTTTATCTAATATAAAAAGAGAAGGCTTAACCCCAGTGGGTGCCGTAATAGATGCTGTCCCTGGATTAGG